TCTTCAACAACTTTAATGAGAATGATGTTGCCCAGAGTAACGCCTTCTCTCACCTCAATCTCAACAATCGCGAGCGCTTTCGCGTCATCATGGACAAACGTTTGCAACTCGGTTGTGGTGGAGCTGCAGCTACGAACAGCGCCGTGATCCCGTCAAACACCATTATCCAAGAGTACCGCAGGTTGAATAACTTGGAAACAGTGTACGGTGCAGACTCCTCCCCCGCCGCCGCTGCCGACGTCCGTTCAGGGACATTGTGGCTCTTTACAAACTCTGATTGTCCTGGTGGTGCTGCTACCGAAGGTCTTGTCTACACGTTGAGACTTCGTTACACGGATTAGTTAAAGCCTTCATCTGCTTCTTCATCTGTATCACCGTAATGAGCATTGTTCACTCCTTCTTCGTCCTCAGCAGCAGCCAACAGTTCTTGGATGCGATTCTTCGCCTTGCTGTAAGCTGCAGCTACCTCTGGATCGTCCTCCTCGTCATAGTCAGGCATCGGTGTGCCAGGACGCGCCACAGTTCGCCTCCCGTTAGCTGGGAGTGCTCGCCTGAGTTTATTCTCCTTGGCCTCTTCAGCTTGGTCTTCCATCGCCGATGGAAGGGACTCCGTCTCGACGGTGTCCGAATCCTTAGTGAGGTCCACGACCACTCGTCCAGGAGCCACGTACAGTTTGTCATCGCTAGCGCAAACGAGATGTTCGTAGTCGTCAAACGAGTGCACTTCTCCAAAGTAGAACACAAATGGAAAGCGGCGCTTAATGGCCTCCACCGTGACCAAGTCCCATCCGATATCCTCGATTCCGTAGTTGGATGTGACGATGATGCGCTTAGGACGAATAGACGCAGACGACCCCTTGGTCTCCGCTGTCAATCGGTAACGATCTGTCCACAACTTGAGGTGGTGAGCGAGCACGCTGTGCGTGGGTTCGAAGTCATCGATGATCACCTCTTGCTGCCCTTGATACCCATCCCACCACTTGTTGCAACTCTTGTCATAATGCGTATCACTGGTCAAGAAACGTGCAAAGCGAGACTTGCCGGTTCCCGGCTTCCCCCAAATCCATACGTTGTGCAAGTCGCCGTCCAAGTTGTTGACGTGTTGTGGGTTATCTTGGGTGATCCTGCGCAGTTGAGCGTAGTATTTCACGTAGTGGTCCGCACGGACCTGGTCGATCCTTCCCCTGCGCGCAAGACGGCGTGTGTCCTCAAAGTCTTCCATGCTGCGCATCCGTTTGACCGCAGTGAACTCCGGCACCTCACCCAAAATGGTGAAGTCACCCTCCTTTGAGCAGTACTTATAATTGGCTTCATCGTCCTCCCTAGCCATTTCCCAGTGCGCAAAAGGGATCATAGCACATACCTGACGAAAGTACGTCTGTTTCGTGAAGTGTGCGAAGCCTTGAAGGTGTGGTGTTCCTTGTTTGCCTTGCTCGCGGCCAGCAATTGCCCATTTCACCTTGTCTTCAAGTTCTAAAAAGTGTTCAAAGTCCTCGTCAGTCCAGTTATTAATGGTGAAACACCAGCGCTTTGCGCGAGTGTTGTTTGTTGTCATTTTGTGATAAAAAGCAATCATGTGCGCGGACCAAAAACAATTAATTTGTGAATTGTGATTTGTGTTTTGTGTCATGTCTGTTCGTCCGTTAAGACCGACATATTTGTTCCCCCATATTTAATCCAGTATCTGGCTTCTAACGGAAGGTAGGTACCCGTTACCTACCCGGGTCCCAACCCGGGCGGTTGACAGTCAACCGCACTAGCCAGCATTAAAATTAAAAATTATGTCGGTATTTTTTTTATTTTTTAAACATTTAATTTAACTCACTTGAAACGGCCCCGACGCAGGGATTCGCGAGGTTGACACGACTTTCTAGATAGATCGTTACCCGGCCCGACGCGAGAGCTCGCAGCAGGAGGTACCGCGGTACTATCGGGGGCGCAATACTATTACCCGCCCCCGATCTATCCGTAGATGGATTAGATTCTTTAAAAATAAAACTAATCTGGTAGAAGTCTCTTCTCTCACACTCACAAATGGATCTCCGGCGGCGCCGAAATTATGATAATCTAGCTCGTGCGCGTGCGTACGAATCTGCTAGAGGTAGTGGTGATTCTCTGGGCTTCAAATACAAAGCCCAACAAGTAGCCTTCGCTGTTGGAAGTGCATACGCAGCCAATCGTGTGCGTTCAGCCGTCGTGAATGCTCTCGGCGGTGCTACAACTAGTCTTCGTGGTACTGTCAGTACTTTTAACAGTCCTCCGGATTACCTTGGAGATAGTGCCCCTCTGTCTGTAGCCACCGCCGCTCCTCTACAGCCTCCAACGAGAATGCCGAAGCGTACTTATGAGCAGGTCAACGCTAACCGCGAAGCAGCGGTTAAGCGCTTGAGGACAACGAAAGCCACAAATCCTGCTAGGTATGCGGCGATGCGCCAAGGCGTGCAAGGACCTCGACCTCCTGTAGAGCTTAAATGTGTCGACATTAACTCGACAACTGTCACACTTGACTCTGTCAGCACGACGTCCGGCATCCCGCTCAATCTGATGCAATCTGGCTCAGGGTTCAATGAACGTGTTGGCCGCAAAGTTTTCATGCAAAGTCTGTACTTCACTGGCTGCATCCGCCCTCTTGCGTCGAACGTCACTTACCCGCGATACATCCGTATTGCTATAGTGTACGACAGTCAGTCGAACGGCACAACGCCACAGTACTCAGATGTCTTCAACAACTTTAATGAGAATGATGTTGCCCAGAGTAACGCCTTCTCTCACCTCAATCTCAACAATCGCGAGCGCTTTCGCGTCATCATGGACAAACGTTTGCAACTCGGTTGTGGTGG